GCTGGATAGGATTTGATGAGTTAACGCAGTGGTCTACACCCTTCGCTTGGAATTATATGCGAAGTCGTTTAAGATCTGCAGACCCTGAGCTTCCTCTCTGTATGAGAGCTACTACAAACCCCGGAGGCAGAGGACACCATTGGGTTAAGAAGATGTTTATTGATCCTTCACCTGCAGGTAAGTCTTACATAGCTACCGACATTGATACAGGCGAACAGTTAAAGTACCCTGCAGGACATGAGAAAGCGGGACGGCCCTTATTTAAACGTAGGTTTATACCTGCAAGACTAAAGGACAATCCTTACTTAGCTCAACAGGGTGACTACGAAGCAATGCTTCTATCGTTACCAGAACAACAACGTAGGCAACTACTAGACGGTGATTGGGACATTAAAGAAGGCGCAGCCTTTACAGAGTTTGAGAGAAAGATACACGTAGTTGAACCTTTTGACATTCCTAATAACTGGGTTAAGTTTAGGGCTTGCGATTACGGTTACGGAAGCTACACAGGTGTCTTATGGTTTGCAGTTAGTCCTAGTGAACAACTGGTAGTGTACAGAGAGTTATATGTATCAAAGGTTCTTGCAGTAGACTTAGCTGACATGGTACTTGAGTTGGAGGCTGGTGATGGTAATATTCGATATGGGGTACTTGATAGTAGTTTGTGGCATAAGCGTGGCGATACTGGTCCTTCTCTGGCAGAACAAATGATAATGAGAGGATGTCGCTGGCGTCCATCAGATAGAAGTAAAGGATCACGTGTAGCAGGTAAGAACGAAATACACAGACGTTTGCAAGTAGATGAGTTTACAGAAGAAGCAAGACTAGTATTTTTTAACAACTGTACTGAAACAATATCACAACTACCAGCAATACCACTAGATAAAAAGAACCCAGAAGATGTTGATACACACTCAGAAGACCACTTGTATGATGCGCTAAGGTATGGTATCATGTCAAGACCAAGATTTAGTATCTGGGACTTTGACAGTCGAGGTACTCCTACAAACAGTATGCCTGTAGCAGATTCTAAATTCGGATATTAAGGAAACCTAAATGGAAGAAGATAACATTTTTATTGAAGACGAGTCAATTGTATTAGAAGATACAGATCAATCGTCTATTGATGACTACAAAACTAATAACATTATTCCTTATATTGAAGGTCGCTACAAACGTGCGGAAGACTATCGCCAACAAGATGAAGAACGTTGGTTGGATTCCTACCGAAACTACCGTGGTATCTACGGACCAGACGTACAGTTTACAGAAGCTGAAAAGTCTAGGGTGTTTATTAAAGTAACTAAAACTAAAACATTAGCTGCGTATCAGCAGATAGAATCTATTATGTTTGCAAACAATAAGTTTCCACTTACTGTTGACCCTACAGAATTACCAGAGGGTGTAGTTGCAGACGTTAGCTTTGATCCTGCAGAACCAGAGCAGACTAAAGAATCTGATGTAGACAAAGAAGTAACTCCTTATGGCTTTAAGGGTGACGGTAAAGAGTTTCCTAGAGGTGCAACTACTAAAACACTTGGAGAAATGCTTGGCCCCCTAACTGACAAACTAAAAGATATTGATGGCTTAAAGAATGGTATAGGCATGACGCCTACTTCTGTTACATTTAGTCCTGCAATGATAGCTGCAAAAAAGATGCAAAAGAAAATACAAGATCAGTTACAAGAATCTAATGCAAGTAAACATTTACGTAACACTGCATTTGAGATGGCTCTATTTGGTACTGGTGTTATGAAGGGTCCATTTGCTGTAGACAAAGAGTATCCACAGTGGGACGATGAAGGTAACTATGATCCTATTATTAAAACAGTACCACAGGTATCTCATGTATCTGTGTGGAACTTTTATCCTGATCCTGACGCCAACAATATGGACGAAGCACAGTACGTTATTGAACGTCACAAGATGTCTAGGTCACAACTTCGCCAACTTAAAAAGCGCCCATTCTTTCGTAACTCTGTAATTGATGATGCAATTGCGTTAGGTGAAAACTATAACAAAGAATCTTGGGAAGACGATCTTTCTGATTATGCACCTGAGTACGGCATAGAACGTTATGAAGTACTAGAGTACTGGGGTACAATAGACGTTTCTATGCTAGAAGAACAGGCTGTAGATATACCTCCTGAGTTAAGTGAAGTAGATGAGTTACAAGCCAACGTATGGATTTGTAATGGTAAGTTACTTCGTATGGTAATTAATCCATTTAAACCTGCACGTATTCCTTACCATGCAGCGCCATATGAACTTAATCCTTACAGCTTCTTTGGTGTAGGTATTGCTGAGAATATGAATGACACACAGACACTGATGAATGGTTTCATGCGTATGGCAGTTGATAACGCTGTACTGTCAGGCAACCTATTGATTGAGATAGACGAAACTAACTTAGTACCGGGCCAAGATTTATCTTTGTATCCCGGTAAAGTGTTTAGGCGTCAAGGTGGCGCACCGGGACAGGCAATCTTTGGTACAAAGTTCCCTAATGTCTCAGGAGAAAATTTACAACTGTTTGATAAGGCACGTGTATTGGCAGATGAAAGCACTGGCTTTCCTAGCTTTGCTCACGGACAAACAGGTGTTACAGGAGTAGGGCGTACAGCTTCAGGCATATCAATGCTTATGGGTGCGGCACAAGGTAGTATTAAGTCTGTTGTTAAGAACATTGACGATTACTTACTACGGCCTTTAGGGGAGGGACTATTTCGTTTTAATATGCAGTTTGACTTTGATCCTGATATTAAAGGCGACTTAGAGGTTAAAGCACGTGGTACTGAAAGTCTTATGGCTAATGAAGTACGTAGTCAGCGCCTTACACAGTTTATGCAGATTGCAGCGCAACCCTCACTTGCACCGTTTACTAAATTCCCATACATCATTAGAGAGATTGCTAAGTCTCTTGAACTTGATCCAGATAAAGTTACTAACAATATGAATGAAGCTGCTATACAGGCAGAGCTAATGAAGGGCTTTCAACAAGATCAAGAAGTACCTGAAGAAGGACAACCACAAGCTGATCCATCAGGGGCTGGTGGCGCAACAATAGGAACAGGTGGAGTACCCGCACCGGGACAGCAAGGATTTACTGGAAATGAACAACAACCACAAGGACCTACTCAACAACCTCCGACCGCTGGTGGTCAACCAGCAGGAATGGGACCAGTTCAATAACTACATTGAAGAACTGATTAAACAACAACACAGGACTATGGAGCAAACAGAAGACAGCACTATAGTTTACAGATCACAAGGCGCAATACATACTTTGCGTAGACTACTATTACTTAGGGAAGAGGTACTAAACCAATGAACAATCAAATGCAGTTATTCGCAGAAGGTGGCCTTAAAGATGAGGGCGGTGAAATAGATGAGGTATCAGGTAATGAAGTACCTATCGGTGGAACTAAAGAAGGTGTGCGTGATGACATACCTGCCAATGTGAGTGAAGGCGAATTTGTTATGCCAGCCGATGTAGTGCGGTATCATGGTTTAGATAAGATGATGCAGATACGACAAGAAGCTAAAATGGGTTTAAAGAAAATGGAAGCTATGGGTCAGATGGGTAATTCTGATGAAGCTACTATAGATGATGATATGCCATTTAGTATGACTGATCTAATGGTTGTAAGCGCAGATGATGAACCTATGGAGTTTGCTGACGGTGGGTTTATACCAGTTAAAGATTATACTGAAGTACAAAATATGATTTCAGATAAAGCACAAAAAGGTGCAGGATATGCTGAAGGTGGTTTAACTACTGAAACGTTAAGTGGAGAGCTACTAGGATCATCTCCACGGCGTGATGAAGACGGTAATATTATTACTACTGGAGCTACTGAGGAACTAACGACTGTAGATGTTCCCGTGACAGATCCAACAGAAGACATTGATTACGATGCTTACATGGGCAGCGTAACTACCGTTACAAAAGAATATAGAAATGCTGCAGGTGACTCTGTAGTTATTACATTTATTAACGGTGTAGCTACAACGCCTATTCCAGAAGGGTATACTTTGTATGATCCTAGTGTAGCACCAACTGGCGTTGGCGGTGTCGGCGTTTCAGGTGCATCAACTAAAGTAGTTAATACTTTTAATAACAATAATGATAATGATAACAATAACCAAACTACTGTTCAAGCAGAACCAATTAACTATGCTGGTATGTCAGACGAAGAATTTGCAACTAGGATGGAGTATGAAAATACTGCTGGCTATGTATTCGGCACAATGGTTGGCGTTGCTATTGCGTCTTTAGTTCCTTTTGGTGGTTCATTAATGTATACCGCCCTTAGATCACACGCTCGTAAAAGTGAACAACGATTAAATGATTTAATTAAAAAGGCTAAAACGCCTGAAGAAATAGCTAGGTACACAAGTATTCTTAAAAGTGTATTAAAAAATGCTCGTTTAAAATCTGCTGAAGAGTCTGGTGCTTTTGCAAAATGGGTAGATGGGTATCTCGTAGGTAACGGTTATACGCCAGAAGAAGCTAAGGCAGCAGCAGAATTTGTTAGGCAAGCAAGTAGTGTAAGCCAATCAGTTGATCCAAATACAACTATTACAACACCTCAAGAAGAAGCTGATGTAGTTACCCAAATAAATAATATTGCAAAACAATTCGGTATGACAGAAGAGCAAGCAGCCACAGTTTTGGTTGAGTCAAATAACTTTAATAAATCTTTAGATATTAATATATTAGAAAGCGGAAAGAGTGCTGAAGCTACTAATGTGTATGCTACTATGATGAATAAATTAAATTTATCAGATGAACAAAAGGAAGTTGCTAGAAAAAAACTTGTAGGCAAAGGATCAACAAGTTACACTAGCAACATAAAAAATACAGACACACGAGATATTTTAAGAGAACAAGCCTCTGGGCTTGCACCTGCACAATCCCTATATGATCCTCAAGCCAAACAAAAAGGTATGGGAAATGAACCTGTTGGTAATCTTATTCAAGCACCTGTCCAAAAAACTAGAGATATGTCGGGTGACATGAAAATTAACTTTGGTGATGCGGTTGGTGGCGCTGCGCCTGCTAATATGGTTAGACCAACTCTTCCTGTGGCTACACCTGCAGCACAAATGGATACTGCCTTTCCGACAAGTACTAGCCCTTATGCTGATGCTTTTGGTGATTACACAGGCTCACGTGGAGTAACTAAGGCTGCAGATAACATACGAGAAGAGCTAGCGTCTAATGCAAACTTTTCTTTAAATCAACCAGTATCAGCAACAGTAGCAGATTCTTCAAGGATGTTAAAAAATAATCAACCTTTAGGTCAACAAGTTCTTGGCGAAAACTATACACCTACTTCAGCACAACTTAATAAACAACTAGCTGCTTCAGGGCAAACTAATCTTACTACACCTACTTCGTATGATGCTTTTGGTACTTCTTATGATACTGCGGATGCTGCAAGAAGAGCCGATATTGATATGCAAAATGCAGCTACTACACCTACACTTGTGCAAGGTGCTACTTTAGGATCTACTGCAGGTCAAGAAACATTTAACCAAGCATTTAACAGAAACAAACTTGCGGGTGCAAAAGTATTTACGCACACTGATGGTAAACAATATACTACCGAAACAGTAGAAGAAAGAAAAGCACAACAAGCTATACCCGCTGGAAAAAATTCCCCCTTTCAAGATGCGGCAAATGCACTTACAAAAAATGACGGTAGATCTTACGTTAATGGTGTACTTTTAGATGACAAAACTAAACAACCCTATGTAAAGCCGCCTAGTGATATTGATGATAACTATGGTGGTGATATTTATGGTCCTTTAAAT